TTTTTTTACTCATTTCATATTCTTCACAGATATTATTAATAGCTTCTTTAATAAAGGTTCGTTCACCTTCAGTACGTGCCATAGACGCTGAAAGCTCATCCATACACTTCTTTATAGCTTTGCGGGCGGCGGGATCGGAAGGCAGACTCATTATATACTCCTTAGTTTCAATTCTTCTTTAAATGCTTCTTTATATGCAGGGTGCATTCGCGGTACATTATCAAGACATGCACGTATATGTTCTGTATTCATGTCTTTTAGTAAAATATAGGTTAACGGTTGATCACCGTTGATACCATAGGTACCCCACTTAACAACTTCACGTACTCTATCATGACCATCAGTAGTATAGACACTTACTTCCTCATACGGGTCGCCATTATGAATATTACGTCTAAGGTATTCAAGACCGCCATCTACCATATATTCCTTACCATTTTTATCAAGGTAGGTTTTATAGTCATGTCTATGCGTGGACTCTAAGATAGTACCGTCAGGGGTACGGATTGCATTATATACTAAGGTACTCATTTCAACCACGCCTCATTTTCGATACTTCTACCGCGTTTTCTTCGGTAAAGATAGGCACTAAGTTAGACTTATGCATAACAGCAATACCTAACATCTTATCACCGGTATACGTATGCTTCTTTACCCCGGTAGTAACAGCGCCACTATGACCCGTATTAAGACTAGGATACCGTACCGTTTCTCGTACAAACGGCTTATAAACAGTACCAGGCAAAGCAATATTACGTATTACAGCCTTCTTCTTTTTAGTCTTACCAGTAGGATCAATACCATGCTTTTCACACCAAGCAGCATACTGCTCGCGCTCAGCCTTAGGCTTTTTCTTAGGTTTAACAATAGGTTTAGTATTTAAGTAGATCATAATATATTATAACATAACTAGAGAATAAATCAACTCTTACGAGGTTGACGTAACCTTACCTGCTTCACATTATAAAATCTCTCTGGTTCAGGTAAGTCATCACTTACTGACCAAGGACTTGGTTTAGGTTTTTCGAAACGTTTAAGAAACGACACCCAAAGAGATTTTATTCTAAAGGGATAGATTCTTCCTTCTTCTCTGCTTTTTCTTTAACCGGTTTCGGTGTTAGAGCAAGCGGGAATGCCTCTCTCACAATATCTTCTTTTAAGGTCTTATACTTTGTATGTAACTTACGGTCTTTAGCTAAGCATAATGCTTCTGCCTCCGTCCAATGAATACCTTCTAACATATTTACGAACAAGGATTCTTTTTTGAGTTTAGGCAGAGTGGTCCTAGGGTCTAACCAAACGTAAAACCGTCTAAGTTCAAGTTGAAGAGAGGACTCACTATAACCGATAGGCTTATCGATATCTTTCCTGAATGGTGGTTCACCTTCTGGTAGATCCATCTTAAGCATGTGGTCGTAGTTCAAGCGAAGCAAGACTAACAACGGATCAGTTACGTTGTTCTGCAATACCGCTATCTTCTCTTCACGAGTTTTAGCAGCTTCGAATTTATCTAAAATTTCGGATACTAGTAGGTGCATTAGAATTCCTCTATATGTTCAATCATCTGTTTCATTCTATTAGCCATAAAATAGTCAAGTAACAGGCTTCTATCCTTAACGGGATATGTCGTAAAGGTATTTATAACCTCTTCCTGAATATGTTTAGGTATCATAGCAAGATCTACCAACGTAGCATTACGATGATAGTTACGTCTCTCTTCTTCGGTCTTACAAGCAATAAAACCGTTATCAAAAAATTCCTGAAGACGTTTAGACGTAATAGACTTCTGCCTCTCCCCGCTCACAATTGCATCATCAGCAGTCAAGATATTAGGTACTCCATCACCTTTATCACCCTTAACAATATGCTCCATCAACACCTCATGTATACTATTTTCAGGCTTAATAAACTTCTTAAGCGTAGGTGAGAATTGCTTTACATGCTGGTATTTCTGTAACTGATTGAAGTCATGATCACCAGAGATAATTAAAAACGGTTTAGGTTCAGATACCAGAGTACCTTCTTTAACATCGTTCTCTAAAGACCAGTAGACAAGAGATGCAATTACATCGTCAGCCTCTGCACCCTCTATTTCAATAACTTTATACGGAAAGATTTCTTTAAGTTCAGTTTTAATAAGATTAATGGAATCAAAGATTAATGGCCAGTTGAACCCAGAGTCTTCTCTAGCCTTCTTACGGTTGGCTTTATAGTAAGGGAACACCTCCTTACGCCAGTACTTACGGCTATCACAAGCAATAACTACTTCCCCGTATTCTTTACCGAACTTAACCTTATGACTTCTAATGGTATTAATTACCATATGACGAAGTAAGTTCACGTCAAGTTCTACATCGGTTCTATTACCAATCTCAGCCATTAAGTTGGAAATAATGGTCTGGCTATAATCAATTACTACCATCTATTTAATAACTCTCACAATAATACATTCATCATTAATACGACCAGTTACATCGTACCCCTTAGTTGTGAGATCGGAAAGAAGCTTACGCAACTTTACCTTACTGGCATCTAGTATTACTTTAAGGAACGCTTCCGGACGACGAATAGAACGACACTCACTCATATCCGGATCATAGTTCTGTAAGGTAGAACCTTTTACCTGTATGCCTTGTATAGAATCTGAACGATAGGCAGCCAATCTCTTATACTTAACATTATATACCCATACCTGGGAGGCTCCAACCATCTCAGAAGGATTTACTGACTTAATACCTAATTCAGTATCTTCTCTCTTAAACTTAATCTTTGCTACCTGTACTGCAGGAGGCTTAGCTTTTGCAACCCTTGGTTTACGATTAGCCTTCTTAAACTGTGTATACTTTTCAAGGTCTACTATAAACGAACCAAACATTTTAACAAGATTAGCCTGTTGACGACGACTGATATTCGAATACCCGTCTTTAATATCTTTATCCGTTGTCTTATAGACTTCCGTAAACTCTATACCACGTTTACGAGCCCACAAGTCGATATCCTTACAGTAAGGCTTAGGAATAGAATTAGCTTGTAGGTAGTTATAAAGATCAAACTCTTTATCTTCTTTAATAAACGCATCTACCTGACCTTCGAGTTCTCCGATTACTTCTGCAATCTTATCTTGCATATAATCACGAACGGAGGGCCGTGGCGTCTTATCTACTACTACTTTTATTTCTTCACTAGTTGAACGTAGAGTATTAAGATAACCATCCAGGTCTTCAAGATGCCGAGGTAATAGCATATTACCGTTTAATACAATTCGAGCAAGCCAGCCATAGGTTAAAATAATATCACTATCAGAGACAGTATCTAAATTTACATCTAACCCTGCATGCTTAACATACGTCTTTAAGTATAGACGCGCACTTTTTTTATCTCCATCTTGATGATAGAAAGTAAAAGCTCGAGAGAGTGCAGACGTATAATTACTTAACTCCGGGGTAATACCGCTAGGTTCATGTATAGCAACTCTACTCATACCTCACCACCCATATTAAAGCGAATTTCAGTAACAGAGTCATAGCGAAATGATCTCCATTCTTTCTTATCGATATCAAATACCGGGCAGGTTTCTTCATTAACCGTTTTTACTCGATCCGTCTTCTTCTCGTAATCTAGCGTCTTACCTTCTTGTAAGGTACAATTCATGATACGAATAGAACCGTCTTTCTTACGAAAATGAATATTGACATAGTTCGTACGCAATACCCCGCTCAACCATTCGCGGAATACTTTACGCTCGTCTTCACAAGCGTTTACATAATAAGTAGACTCATAAGCATGCTTTGCAACTTGATTCATAATTAACTTCCAGTTCTCAAAAATAATGTCTTACCGTCTTTAGACTCTTGAAAGTCTTCAATAAAGACATGATGCTGATCTTCAGATTCAACAATAGCTTTTTCTGCCGCCACCCACAAGTCCCACCACTGAAGGTTACCACCGGGTAGCGGAATCGTAATGGCTCGCTCATGACCCCAATGATCTTTATATACAAGATTCTCTGCTTTTAGACCAGATAAATCATGTACATTTAATACTTCATACATCGACCATATAGATTTAAACTCATTTGTTTCTTTAATATTATCAAAGTATTTGAATTTAAGATCGAACTCACTATCATCAAATTTCACTTCATCTTCAATCATATAACCTCCTGAACATACGTTATTATATGCTACTTCTGAGTTACGGTCAAGCGTTACGTTACTTCTTAGTAAGACCTGCGCGACGGTAGAGTATCTCACTCCAAGTTTCTTTAGGCTTGGGAGTTTCAGTAACTACTTTTTCTTCTTCAGGTTGGGGATAAGAGTATTGACTGTTTAAGACATCAGGAAACTCTTTAGGTATGTTAATGATGCCTGGTTCAGGAGTTTGAAAGGATCTCGGCGTATCAAAGAGGGTAGTAATATCATCCTCTGGTAACGGTATGTTTAGCCCACCACCCGTTTCTTTTACTTGAGAGTTACGCTGCTTTATTGAAATATTAGCGGCAATTAGTAACAGTATTGCAAGCGGATCAAATACAAATACTAAAGCAATGATTACCCACCTTACGGCTTTTTCAAGTGTATCGGTACTTTGCGTATCGTAAATTAACGCTGCAATATATTTGATTGGACCAACCTCTGCCTCCACCTTACGAATTTCGGAGGCGATAGGTGCTCGCTCTTCATTAAGAGTCGCCACCCGCTTGTTATACGTTTCGATTTCGTTAAGTAATCGATTACGCTCCTTCTGTTGGGCTTTGCGTAGACTTGATGCTTTATCGGCACCCTTTTCATCAGTTGACCTTGCCATAACTTGGTCCACCGATTCATCCATCTGTTTGATTGCTTTGCGACTAACATCAATACTATCCTTCTCAACCTTTATTTTCTCATCAACAAGAGCAAGTTTAGCTGCTATATCGCCAGAAGGTATGGCCTGATCTAAATGGGCTTTAGAAAGGTAACCAAATATACCTAAAGAGGTAATAATTGATAATACAACGATAGCTATTGTTAAGTAATATCGTATAAGTGCAGGTGCAGTCTTCCAGTTACGATAGACCCAAGAAGCAGAAACGACCTTTGCTAGTTCAAGTGTACCACCCATTACCGCAATTGGGATTGCAGCGGAGGCAAAAATTGCCATTAGACCAACTATAGAAAAATAAGCCGCAACAACTGAAAGTAGTAGCGCTGTTAAGAGTGTTATGCCAATTGCAAACATTATGATAGCCTCACGTGTGATCTCATTACCTTAACTGATATCCACGAATTATACCATAGATCTTTATTTTCTAACACCGATCTGGTAAACTGCTCTTTTGCTTCGAGATAGTTTGCAGTACCCTTATTGGGACACAAATGTATTATCGTACGCTTAAAGTTTTCTCTTCCCAGAGTTTCAACATCTCTTTTGAGCTCATCAGAAGAACTCCAATACTCTTTCCAGTCAGATTCGACTTTGTACGACTTACGTTTTTTATTAACTTGCTTTCGCTTGATAGACCAGAAAAATTTCTTCCCGATGTACTTTCTACCAGATAGCAAGTTTTCGATGATATAGACAAATCCATAATATTCTCCAGGTTCATAATAAGGTTCACCATTGTATAGCCAATCATTCATTCGTAATCATCCGACTCCTCTTCTTCTTCATTATCAATTTCACCACCACAGAATGGGCAGAAATTTACTTCATAAAAAGAGGTATCTAGAGAATGTTTAATTTTAAAATCTGCGTCACAACTATCGCAGTTGTAATGGTTATTTGCCATTTAATTTTTTTAATCTTTCTGTTTCAGCACTATACACGCGCTTACGTAATGCTGAGCTGCTGTAGGGATGATCTCTTAAATGGTAGTGAAGTTCAATACCGTTATCAAGACACCATTGCTTGCCAGTAAAATCTTTTGTCTTATACTCATCACCTAAGAATCTAATATCAATATGCTGGGTCTTAATCATATTCAATAGTTCTTCTTCTGTAGAATATACAAGTACCTCGTCAACGTATCTGCAAGAAGATACCTGGCAGTACCTTTCATAAATGGACTGGACAGGTTTATTTTTAGTATCCGGTCTATCAATTGTCGGATCTGTTTGAATTGCTACAATTAAGTAATCACAAAAACGCTTTTCTTCTTTTAGCATAGTCACATGACCGGCATGGAAGAGATCAAACGTACTACAATTAAAACCTACTTTAGATTTGTTCAACATCAATATTACTCTTTTCAAGAAAATGAATACCAAAAGATTCACGGTATGTATTACGATAATATACCTTACTTATACCTGATTGGAATATAAGTTTGGCACAGTCTAAACAAGGTGCATGAGTAACGAACATTGCAGCACCTAACCCAGATTCATTAGACCTGGCTAGCTTTGCAATTGCATTTGTTTCTGCATGCAAGACTTCAGGTTTTGATTTATAATTTTCGTCTTCGCAAACATTATCCCAACCTGAAGGCATACCATTGTAGCCAATACTTATCACCCTATTATCTTTGACAACGATAGCGCCTACTTGAAGGCGCTTGGCACTAGACAGAGACGCATAGGTCTCTGCCACTTTCATATGTGCCTCAATATACTTTTGCTTCAAGCCGCTCTACCCCAAACATCATCCCATGTACCGCTGTATGCCGCTTTAGCATAATCAGTAGCTCTGTTCTCAAAGAAGTTAGTATGAGTAGGTGCATTAATCATTTCTTCAACCCAGGGTAATGGGTTACGCTTAACTTTCATAATACCTTTGAGTCCCAGACTAATTAGTCGACGATCGGTAATGTAACGAATATATTTCTTAACATCGGCGGCGTCTAAACCTTCCATACCACCTATGCTAAATGCTAGGTCGATAAATTTATCTTCAAGCTCAACCATTCGTTCAGCAATAGTGTAAAGCTGACCTTTGAGTTCATCGTTCCATATCTCTGGATTTTCTTGAATGTAAGTTCTGAATAATTTAATCATCCCTTCGCAGTGCTGGGTCTCATCAACGATAGACCAGGTAACAATTTGACCCATGCCTTTCATTTTACCATGACGCGGGAAGTTTAACAGCATAATGAATGAACTAAACAATTGCATACCTTCTGTGAAGGCAGAAAAGACAGCAATATGCTTGGCAGTATTTTCTTTTGTAGAGTTTTGATGCGAGATGTCCATAACATAGTCATGCTTTTCTTTCATCTGAGAGTATTCCATAAACTCGTTATACATTGTTTCTGGGAGACCAATAGTCTCGATTAAGTGAGAGTAAGCAGCAATGTGCAGAGCTTCACGTGCAGCAAAGCCTAACAACATCATCCTTACCTCTGGTTGTGGGAAGTAAGGTAGATAATTATTTACATACCCACCGGCTACGTCGATATCCCCTTGCGTAAAGAATCTAAAAATGTGGGTAAGGAACATCTTTTCTTCTTTAGATAACTTACTCTTCCAATCTTTTACATCCTCTACCATTGGTACCTCGGTATGAAGCCAATGGCTCTGTTCATGCTTTAACCAGGCATCATAGGCCCATGGGTAGTTAAAGGGTTTAAATGAATTACGCTCATCTGTTAGTTTACTTTGAATTTTCTTTGACATTTTTTATTTTCTGTTAGTTAACTTATCTACAAACTCTAATAACAATTTATGATGCTCACCGTTATGATATTTACCCTTTAACCAGCTGTAACTATCGTACCAGAATTCTTGACTTTCTGGGTGGCATCCTATCAGCCCTATATTTTTTTGTATAATTGCCATTGGGTCATCGTTAGAATATTTTGCGATAGTGTCATAGTAACCTGAACCGGTAAATGCACAACCATCGTACCAAAACATATTCATGGATTCACCTAGCCATTCTATCTTAATGTTTTTTGCATGTGGTCTACGTGTGTCTGTATTGGGTTGTTTTAGATATTGAACTGCCTCAACACCATCTAAAATATTAAGATAATGTTTACCAGCCCAATATGCTCCCATGCATATGCCAAGATAGGGGGTACCACTCTTAACATATTTAACTATC